CTCATGGATTCACCAGGCGGGCGGACGAGCCGGCCACGGCGCACGGATCCCGAGCCGCCAGTACATGTGGATCTCGAGCCACCTGCGTGAGGACGCGCGGCGGCTGTTCCAGCGCGCGCTACAGAAGGCCGCGGGGCGGATCTGATGGCGCACGAGTTTGCCACCGGCGCATCGGCCCCGCAGCGGACCCGCATCGAGCGCGGCGCCGTGAACCTCCTGTCCGGGCTCAAGCGATCGAACGGGGGCTACCTCGTCGAGGTGTTGCCGTTCGCGTTCACGATGGAGACCGCAACGTCATCCGACGACGTTGCGCAGTTCGTCAGCGCGCTGTCGCGGGCTCCGAGCATCGCCGTTCACACTGCCGACCGGGAGGATGTCGTCACCGGGATCGGCGGCTTCAGCTCGAAGGCGACGATCGACCTCCTGATCTACTTCTCGTCGAACAACGCGCGCAACCAGCAGATCGGCCGCATGCAGATCGACACGGCAGGTTCGGCGGACGACCGCGCGGACCCCGGGCTGCACGTCGCGATGGAGCACGCCCGCGAGCTGCTCGTTGGCCAGCGCGCCGGTGCGCCGGGCGACGACATCAAGCAGGTGCTTCCGTGGCGCGAGCAAGAGGTGATCACGGCGCAGCCGATCACGATCTGGATGCAGACCTACCGGGTGACGGTGAACACGCGCCTCGACGAGTTCCGCACGGTCGATCAGCTGCTCACCTCGCTGCGGATGCGGCTCACTACCGAGCACAACGAGCCGCTACCGCCTGCCGGAAGCGTTGCCGTCACGACGATCGACATCCAGGACGACGATCTGTAGGAGCACCATGCCCGCCCCATCGCACATCACCGTCACCGCGCCTCCCGGCGTCACGGCACCGATCCACCCGAGCGACGGGCACGAGCCCGGCGGCGGCCAGCTCCGCGTCACGTACGATGTGGTGGCGCGCGTTCGGTACGCCGGATCGCAGTCGATCCGGCGGGCCATCGCTCGCGGAGACCTGATCCCGTGCAATATGGACGGCGGACCGGTCGCGAGCGTCGACCTGGCCGCGTGCCCGGAGGAGCATCCCGAGGGCGCCAAGCGGCCAAAACCGGCCGCGAAGCCTGCGCCCGCCCGTAAGGAAGGCACGCCGTGAGCATCATCACCAACGTCCCGAACAGCCTCCTCCGTCCGCAGACGTTCCACACCTTCACGGTCCTCCGCGCGGCGGGCAAGCTGACGAACGTCCCGCTGACGATCGCGCTCATCGGCGCGAAGTCGTCCGCCGGAGCCGCGACGGCGAACACCGTCTACGACATGTCGGGGCTGACCCCGACCGACGGGGATACGCTGTTCGGGCAGTCCAGCGAGCTCGCGCTGATGCACCGGTGGAGCGTGGTCGTATCGAACTACCTACAGGCCGGGCCGCGCGTGTTCTGCGTGCCGATCGCCGAGTCCGCCGGGGTCGCGAACGTCCAGACGATCACTCCGGTCGGGACGGCCACGGCCGACGCGAACATGATCATCAAGGTGGCCGGCCGCACGTTCTCGGTCGGGATCGCCAACGGCACCGTCCAGAACAGCATCGCGACCGCCATCGCCAACGAGCTCAAGAAGAAGGCCAACGAGCTGCCGGTGATCGTCACGGTCGCCGCCAACGTTGTGACGCTTACCCACGCCACCAAGGGCGTCAACGGCGTGGATGTCAAGGTAACGATCGAGCAGCAGGTCGCTGGCGTCACCGCCACGGTCGCCACGACGGTTGCGGGAACCGGCGCGACCGACCACCAGCCGGCGCTCGACGCGCTGTCTCCGCGCCGCTACGACGGGATCGTGTTCGCGAACCACGCGAGCGCCGACATCACCGAGATCAACACCGACATCGCCGTCCGCTGGGGCGCGGCGTCCAAGAACTGGAGTCTGTACTTCGTCGGGGAGCCCGGAACGATCGGGACCTGCACCGCGCTCGCCGCGGCGGCGAATGACAAGGCGGTGCAGTTCTGCTCGATCGAGGGCTGCCTCAACACGGCCGGCGAGATGGCGACCGCGCACGCGATGATGGTGTTCTCGCGCGAGCGCCTCAACGCGTCCTACGACGGCTTCAGGGTCCCGCTCTACATGCCGGCGCAGAACGTCATCTACACGCCGGCGGAGGTGGAGACCGCGCTCGCCGCGGGTCTCACGCCGTTCACCGGGGTCATCGACTCGACGGGTGCGATCTCGACGACCCTTGCCAAGTGCGAGCGCGCGGTCACCTCGCACACGACCTCGGGAGGACAGCCCGACGACAAGGTGCGCGACATCGGGATCCCGCGCACGATGGTCGGCCTCGCCATCCAGCTGGACATCGCCGCCGAAGATCGCTTCGGCGCGGCGTCGAATCCGGACGGCGTCCGCCAGTCGACCAACACGGACAACCTGATCAAGAAGATGTGGACGGCCATCGCACGCGCCGAGGCGGTCAACGAAGTCCTCGACCCGGACAAGGTCGAGGACGACATCTCGCAGACGATCGTCGAGCACGACAGCGTGGTCGCGGGGCGCTCGAACGTCGCGATGTTCTATCACCCGCTCGGAAGCCAGCATCAGATCGTCTGGCAGCACAACGTGACCGTCCCGTAAGGAGCCTCCATGGCAGGACCCGTACCACCACAGGCTTTCGTATCGCAGAGCGCGATCTTCATCGACATGCCGGGGCCGCTCGGCGCATCGAAGCAGCTCCTCACGGTCAAGAAGTTCGACGTCAAGCCGGACGGCTCGGTGGACGTGGTCACCACGATCGGCGTCGACACCGGAGCGGGGTGGCGCCAGAAGCCGGGCGGCTTCAAGATCTCCCTGAAGATCGTCAGGATCGTCGGGTCTCAGCGTGAGGTCGACTGGGAGTTCGCGCTGCTCACCAAGAAGGTCTTCACGATTTCCACCGAGGACGAGCAGAACGGACGCAAGCTCTCGTACCTGTGCCGGGTCAGCCAGTGCGGCCAGGAGAGCGACGACCAGGGGGTCCACGAACAGGACATCGAGATCGCCGCCGTCTACCAGACCATCGACCAGTAGTCGTCATGGTCGTCCATCCCGATGCCAGGACTGTAGTTCCTGGACATCCAGTCACCTACCACGAAAGCAGAAACTCGATGTCGATGCTCGCCGACAAGAAGGCCGCTGCAGCGAAGGCGGCGCCGGCGCCGCCAAAAACCGAGACGATGCTGGCGCGCAAGCGTGCCTCGTCTCCGCGAGGCGAGTTCGTCGAGCTGCCGTTCTTCGGCCGCGCGTGGGTCGAGCTCGTCAGCGAGGCCGTGGCTGACGAGATCGAGAGCGCCGTGTGGGCGATCATGAAGGCCCTGGAACTCGCCCCGACCGGGACCAACGTCCTCAACTACGGCGGCTGCCGGGACGCCCTCACGCTCGCGTGGGCGGTCCGCAACCCCGACGCGATCGATGAGAAGTACGGCACGCAAGAGGACTGGCGAGCGCTCGACGTGGATCTGATCTACGGCTGCGCGTTCGTCTACCGCGACGTGCGCGAGCGGCTCTCTCCGGTGCAGCTCGGCGAGCTCACTCGCGACCAGCTGGACGAGATCCGGCGCGCGATCGAAAAAAAAAATCCGACTCCATTGCTGGATGCCGGCGTCGTTGCGCTGTCGCGCTATCTGCTTACTACGGCCGCCCCGCATTCGAGCTCACCGACGACGCCGTCCTCGAGTGGGGAATCCCCATAGGGGAGATACCCTCGGTGGCCGAGAGCGAAGCGGCCCGCCGGTCGCGATCGTCGGACCCGAACGACGCTCCGCCGCCGGGCGTCATGCGGGTCATCAACTCGGCGTTCGATCCATCCGGCGGCGCGGGTAAGAATCCGTGACGACCTCGGCCGAAGCGAAGATCGAGATCACCGCGGGAACCGCACGGCTTCCGGCTGCGCTGCGCTCGGCGCTCAAGTCGTTCCGGGGGTTCGCGACCTCGGTCGGGCACTCTCTGATCGGCATCAATATCGATCGCGGCGCGGACAAGGCTGGCGCGAAGGCGTGGGGGCAGCATGCGCTCGGCCAGGTCGCCGGCAACCTCGCGACCCGTGGGATCGATCTGCTCGTCGATCAGGGCAGGCAGGTGATCGACTTCGAGCGCAACCTCACCCGACTCGGGATCGCGGCGAGGATGTCGCAAGAGGAGCTCGGCGGCGTGCGGCGAGCGATCGGCGCAGCGTCGAACGACACAGGCATTGCTAGGGATGAGATCATGCGCGGGGCTCGCGCCTACGTCGACATCGCCGGCGCCGAGGCATACACCGCCGACAAGATGCGCCTGCTCGCGCGGGTCGCGCAGTCGTCGCAGTCCGACATCGGCGACCTTGCCCAGGTGATGTTCCAGCTCGAGCACGCGATGCACGTGAGCCCGACGGACATGGAGAACACGTTCTCTGGGCTCATCAACATGTCCAAGGACGGAGCCGTCCACTTCGCCCAGATGCAGGCCGAGATGAACGAGCTTGCACCGCAGGCTGCGCGCTACGGCATGGTCGGCCGCGCTGGGGCCAACGAGCTCGCTGCGCTCATGCAGGTGGCGCGCACTGGGTTCGGCACGGTGTCCGAGATGGGCACCGGGATCACGCGCGTGTTCACTGGCCTGACGATGCATGCGTCGAAGTTCCGCAAGTACGGCGTGGAGGTTTTCAACGTCGGCAAGGACGGCACGAAGACGTGGCGCAAGTTCAGCGACATCTTCAATGACATCCGCACCAACAACATCCTGTCGAAGGATCCCGAGCTCCTTCGTAAGTTGTTCGGGCGCAGCGAGGCTGACCGGACGATCCGCCTGTGGATGGAGGGTACCGCCGCGCTCAAGAAGTTCGAGGAGGCCGGCATGGAGAACGGCGTGGTCACCAAGGATCTGGCGACCTACGTGGAGTCATCTGCGGGCCGGATGGATGTCGCCTTCGAGCGCACCAAGAACAAGATCGCCGAAGCTTTCACGCCAGAACGCATCGAAAAGTTCTCGCACACGCTCGAAGAAATCACCCAGAAGATCGAGCCGATCACCAAGGCTTTGGGGTTTGTGGGCGATGTGTACGGAGGCATCTACAACGCCGGAAAAAAGATCCGCGGCTTCCTGACGCCCGACGAGAGCCGTCTGTCGGCGCCGACCACCGAAGAGATCGCCGAACTCACGCGAACCGGCATGTCCGAGCGCGATGCGATGCTTCGCCTTGCAGGCGAACACAGCAGATCGATGGAAGCCAAGAGAGCGATCTTGGCAGCCACGCCGGACGATCATCCGACTCCGGAATCTGACGAGCTCGCCGTCAGGGCGCGCTTCGATCCACGCGACAAGACCGGTCGTGGTGCACAAGAGGTTGGCGCCGCATACATAGAGTCGTTTGGCCTCTCGCCCGAACGGGTTGCCGACATCCTGAGGAAGTCGCGCGAAAAGGACATCGACGCAGATATCGCCGGCGGACGCGGGCGGACGTTTGCTCCCGTGATCGGTCCAGATGCGGTCAAGTCGTTCTACGACGCGGTGGGGTCGACGGGATCGAACAGCTCGAGCCGATCGGTATCCCACCTCGAAATCGTCGCAGCGTTCAAGGACGCCATCAAGACTACACTCGGTCCAGCTATCGCCCAGGCCATCTTCGATTCCACGCGCGCGCCAATCGTTCAGCTCGACGGCAACAAGGTCAGCGATGGCATTGGCAACTCATCTGGCACAAGGAGGCGGTGAATGGCCGAGCTACTCGAATGCCGGTGGGGGAAGCTGCGGCTGTTCGCCGCCCGCATCAGCACGCAAAGCGGCCGGACCCAGGTCGTCCACAACCCGGCATCGGGCGACGTCCACCAGGTCCAAGATCGCGGCTTGGTCGAGCGCCGCGTGCGTTGCCATCTCCAGTTCGACGACTTCCCCGGTCAGCCCTCCCCGGCGGTCGCGGCGCTTGCGCTCGAGTCGGCCAAGAACACGGGCGAGACCGCCGTGTTCCAGCACCCTTTACTCGGCCGCTTCGTCGCGTCGATCGGCGAGTTCAACGCGGAGATCGACGAGTACAGCGTGATCTCCGCCGAGGCCGAGTTCATCCAGGAAGCCCCCGCCGACGGGGTGCAGCAAGCGGCGACCTCGACATCGGCCGCCTCCGGGGAGGCATCGGTGACCGCCGCGGCCGACGCGCTGGACACCCAGCTCGCGAACATCGGCCAGCTCAAGATGTCCGCGAGCGGCGCGGCGGCCGTGACCGCGAAGATCCCGGCCG